ATATAGCAACAGAAGTAGAGTCAGGTAGGCCCATTAAGCAGGCAGTGGCCATAGCCTACAGTATAGCTCGTGAAGCAGCACCCAAGAAGTTGAAGTCAAAGTTTACACCAAGGAGCAAGAAATGAAAAAGAAGAACGGTAAGAAGAAAAAGGGTTATTGATACCTAGGGGTTGGACTGCGTCCACCCCACACCCTTCAACACCAAGTAGGTGTACAAAGGATCAGTTTCAGGAATGGCACGCACCCAACGATTAGCTGCTAGTCCAATAGGTCCTGCCATTTGACTGTTATAGTGATATTCAGTGTGTATAGGATAGGTTTCTATCCTAGATTCTAGGCCATGTTCTATAGCACGGTATTCATCAATCATTAGGTATTTCATTCCAACCCATCCTCTCTATACAATTCATGATAAGATTTCTCCTTGTATACCTTCTTGTAGTCTAGTACATTTTATTATCTTACACTGAGGCCAACAGGAGGCCAAGCATACGGCCAAATTAAAATCACTGAAATCATCCAAGTGAAGCCAAGTATAACCACCCTTTGATTCATAGGGCACTCTACACACATAGACACTGAAGAAGGTGTTATATTGGCCTACAAGTTCTTGTGGGATTATGTTCATTAGCACATACCAGTTCACTACATCTAATGTATTTATACTCTGTACCCGTCCATTCTCTAATATCATAGGTTTTAACTAGACAGCCAGTGTCACCACAACTGGCCAATAACAATGACAATAATAAAATATATTTCACCAGCACTCTCCTTTGTTACTACAAACTTAAGTATAGTTGAGTTCTAACCTGCTGTCAACTTAGGTTATACTGCGAAAAACACCGATTCTGTAGCTTTTTTACAACATATACATAAATATTGGGTAATAACTCATAATGGAGGCAACGGTAACAATGACCGATCAAACTAACATTGGCGAAGGATCTACTGGTGATCCTATTCAAAATCCAAACCAGGCCCAGGCAAAGTCTTACACACAAGAAGAAGTAGATAACATGATGGCTCGTATGCGTACCAGCCTAGAAAAGAAATTACTCAAACCCTATCAAGACTTGGGTGACCCTGATGAACTAAGACAGGTTCTAACAGAACATCAACGTCGTCAACAGGAAGCTCAACTTAAAAGAGGCGAGTTTGAGAAAACGCTACAAGAAATTGTGTCAAAGAAGGATGCCGAAATTCAACGTAGAGACGCTGTTATCAGAGACTATAAGATCAATACACCTATTTTATCTGCTGCCGCACAATTAAATGCGGTCAATGCTAATCAAGTTCGTGCCCTATTAGCAAATAGTGTGAGATTAAATGATAGCGGTGATGTAGAGGTAGTGGATGACCAAGGTAGGCCCCGTTATAGTGATGGAGGCCGGCCATTAGGCGTTACGGATCTAGTAAAAGAATTTTTAGATTCAAACCCACATTTTAAGTTGGCCAACCCTGCTACTACAAACTCAAAGAGTGTTATAAAGGCTGAGGCTAATGGTCGTATTGATGTTACTAAACTTAATATGAACAATCCAGAAGATCGCCGTCTTTATAAAGAATATCGCAAGCAGTCAGGGCTAGCCAACTAATAAAGGAAAAATATCATGGCAGGTTCAACAACAACCACGTTAAATGACCTACTCCCCAGTATTGTAGCCGAAGCTATGTTTGTAGCCATGGAGCGCAGTATCATGAGAGGTCTAGTAAAAAATTATAGCATTCCACCAGGCAGTGGTAAGACTATTACAGTTCCACGTTACCCAGTTCAATCAGCAGCCACTGTAACTGAAGGTGATGAAGTCAGCAACACAGCAGTGAGCACAGATGGTGTTACATTAACTGTAAGCACTGTGGCAATTCGCACCATGCTAACAGATTTGGCACGCACCAGTGCTGCCAGCAATGTAGTAGCTGACATGGGTCGTTTATTTGGTGAAGCAATTGCTCGTAAAGTAGATCAAGACCTATTGGCCCTATTCAGTGGTTTCTCAGTAGGTGTAGGTGATGCCAGCACAGCCTTAAGTGCTGCTACCATTGCCAAGGCCGTGGCCACACTAAGAGCAGCAGCAGTACCAGCAGACATGTTGGTAGGCGTAGTTCATCCTTATGTTGCCTATGACCTAAAAGCCAATTTGACCAATACATTTGCCAATCCAAATGCTGGTGTTGTTCAAAATGAAGCAATGGCCACAGGTTATGTAGGCACATTGTTTGGTGTTCCAATATTTGAAAGCGCAAACATCGCTGACACAGGTACAGCTGGTGATTACGTTGGTGCTGTATTCCACCGTGACGCACTAGGCTTGGCCATGATTGGTGATATGATGATTGAAACACAGCGTCGTGCCAGCTTCTTAGGTGATGACATTGTGGCCAGCATGCACTACGCAGTTGGAGAACTGTATGATGGTTATGGCTGTAAGATCACAGCTGACAGTAGCTTACTATAAGGACTAGTGCCATGGCCTTTGTTACATCAAATAACACAGTCATAAGTTTCGCAGAATACACAGATGTATTGGTGCGAGACCAAAGACTATTTGAGGTCAATGAAGGCTTATCAGACGACGTAGTAGAACCTTTATTAGAGCGTGCCACCGAACGCATCTTAACTCGTTTAAGAACTAGCAATTGGTGGCAGACCTATTGGATTCGCAGACAAACTGGTGCTGCTATAACAAATATAGCAGACATACCTGCTTTGGATGTGGATCGTATTAAGAATAGATACAGTGACTTCACAGACCTATGTGTGTACACTGCTCTAGCAGAATATATCCTACCCCTAGTTGCTGACTTTGGCAATGATGACAGTGCTGAACGTAAGAAGATGGGCTATTACAGTGTAAGGTCAAACGAGTTATTTGACGAACTAGTTCGCTCAGGTGACTGGTATGACTTTGACCTTGATGGCACCATTGAAAGTACGGAAAAGCAAGTGGGATATCCAAGTCGTCGGAGAGTTAGATGAGAGCAGTTGTTATGGAACTTATCCAAGACACTGACACAGGTGTTTATACACTTAGTCAGGAACTGCCATATACAGCAGATGGCACAGCCTTGTACACTAAAAATCTTAAAAAGATCTATGTAAACTTGGCACAGCGTAGTGAAGAAATTGCTATAGCTACCTTGGATGCCAGCAACATTACGAATCAAACTACCCGAGTACAGGTTTACTTGGCCAATGAAGCAAGGGTTTTACCCAGTTATGATCAAGTCGTCACAGACCTTATAGCAATAAAAGACAGTGAGGAAATTAGGAATCAAGGTTATTATCGTAGACAGTGTGAAGTTTCTACTGAATATGAGGATAACATTCTAATTACAACTCTCGAGTATGAATTTACCAAAATCAAATAAAGGAAAAAATTATGGCTTTTATCAATCCAAGTCCTGGTAACAGCAATGTACAAATTGTTCTCCAGATCAATGTGATTGGAGCAGCATCACCCAGCGCAGTAGTCACAGGTGATCCTCCAACAGCAATTGCCATGGGTACAACTCTAAATGTGCCAGCACTACAGGACATTACAATCAATGCGGCCAACGATGTGTTCACCTGGAGTCAGTTAGATTCAAGTGCTAAAAAACAAGTGGCAACAACCAGTACCAACAGTATCAGTGGAAACTTAGTTGTAGATCCAACTACATTCTTTGGAACCACATTGACAGCAGGCAGCACCACAGCAGTAGCAGTACAGGGCCTATTAGGTCTTAGTCGCAACAAGACTAAAATTGCCTTTGCTCTACGTGTGTATGATGGCAGCAGTGATGGTACTACCACAACCACAGGCGACATTTGGCTCAAGGGCATTGGCTATATCACTGGCCTAGCTCCAACAGTGTCAGCAGATGCTCCAGTGTTTGTGAGTCCGTTTACAATCACTGTAGATGGCGAATACCTAGCAGCAGCAACCACAGCAACCTAAACTGTGTAGGTGGGGAAATTAGGGGCATTTGACCCCTTTTTTCCTACGACTCACTAAATATTAGAAGCAAGGATTTATGGATATATTAGATACTAAATCAGAATACGAATTGATACAGAGTTTACTGGCTGAAACTGCCAAGGCCAAAAACGAGCTAGAGTGTGCTCGCAATGACTTAGACAAAATACGCAGTCGTCTAAGTTTCAATATAGCAGTGATCAATAATTTATTACAAAGACCAAGGATTAAAAGATGAAACTAAAAGAAATTGCTCATAAACCCCAACTAATAGAAATTACCTTAGATGACAAAGAAATTGTGGAACGCTTTGGTGATGTTCTAACCTTTCATACCTATGATCGTCAACCATTAGATGTGTTTATGAATTTAGTCAGTATGGATCAACAGGATCAGGCCAAGATGTTTGGTGTAGTAAGACAATTGATATTAGATGAGAATGGGAAGGAAATTGTCAGTGCGGATACCATGCTGCCTGGACATGTACTGTTAAAGTGTGTTACTAAGATTGTAGAGTTATTGGGAAAGTAACAGGCGAGACACCAGACTGGAACAGTAACTACACTAACATGATACTGAGTCTGGACAATCTCGCACATAGATATCATTGCTTGCCCAGTGAAGCTCTAAGTCGTGCTACAACATTTGATCTGTATGTTTTAGATGTTAGCACACGTTGGCAGATACATCAGCAGGAACAGGATAGAAATCGTCATCTAACAGCTCCTGCCAAAAGATCGCAGATGCCTACACAAAGGCAAATGTTGGAGATGTTGAAGAGGGCAAAGGAGCTGAAAAATGATTAAATTAAGTGTAGATGTAAAAGCCGATACTTGGACACCCTTGAGTAGGCGCTTGAGGGCTCAACTGCGAGCTTTGCCCTTAGAAGCTTATAATGTTTTTTTAGCCAACACACCTTATAGAACAGGTAATGCCATTAATCGTACCCGACTAACAAATCGTAGCATTATAGAAGCCAATTACCCTTATGCTCAAAGATTGGATCAAGGTTATAGTCGTCAAAGTCCAAAAGGTATGACCCGGCCTACAGAAAGATTTGTGAGAGCACAGGTCAAGAAAATCACAGGAGTCTAATATGGCAGGCCTAAACCTAGCAGTCAATGTAGATACAGCAAGAGCCATTGCTGAACTCAGCAGTTTAGAATCTAAGATTAGAAACACTGGCACTGCCTTAAAGTTGGCCTTTGCTGCGGCTACAACTGGTGCTGTGGCTCAATTTGCTGACAGCTTGACTAACCTACGCAATAAACTGACCACACTGAATGAAAGTAGCAGCATAGCAGCTCAACAACTTAATGGTCTAGCTGCCATTGCTATAAGAAGTCGTAGTGATTTGGCAGCTGTGGGAGATCTCTACTATAAAACTGCTCGTGCTGCTGATCAACTGGGCATTAGTCAACAAGAAGCAGCACAAATTACAGAAACTATCAGCAAGGCCATGAAGGCAGCAGGACAAGCAGGTAATGAAGCTGCTGGACCATTATATCAATTAGGACAGGCATTTCAAAGTGGCACATTCCAAGGTGATGAACTAAGAAGTATAATGGAAGGTCTAGGACCAGTGGCCAAGATCATAGCCAATGAATTAGGTGTAACAGTAGGTCAGTTGAAAAAGTTAGGCAGTGAAGGTCAGATCACAGGTGAAGTTGTGGCTCGTGCCATGTTAAAGGCAAAGGATTCAATAGAAACTGCCTTTGGTAGAACCATACCCACACTCAGTGACAGCTTGATCACATTTAGAAATCTAATGAGTTTGGCCTTTAATGAATTTGAGACTAATACTCAAACAGCACAAAATCTAGCTCGTGCTCTTGAAGGTATTGGATATGCTATCTATGCCAGCTTGGGTAGTATTGATGAATTCATACAAAAATATGGTGATGCCATAATTATGATTGGTAAATTCATACTGGCATTTACAGCCTTTAAGATTATCAACGGCATTGTTAATAGTATTGCTGCTGCTTTTATATATTTAGGTAGAACATTTCTAAGTATTAAGGAAGTTATAACTAAATTTACATCAGGTTGGCAAGGCTTGGCCCAAGCATTAGGTATGGCTAAAACCACTGTGGACACTACCATTGGTCGATTCACTCTAATAGGCAAGATTATTGGTAGTTTAGTAGCTGCTGTATCAGGATTAGTTGCTGGATTCTTGGCCTTTTTAGGCTTAGAAGGTTTCGGTGACAAAGTAAAGGAAATGAGTGATCCATTGAGTAAGGGTCGCCAAGACATAGAAAAATTCAAAGACAGTCTTAAGGGCATGGAAGGTGGTTTCGGCACAGATAAAAAACCAGCACCACCTGGCATTGTAGATAAAGGCTTGGTCAAAGAATTAAACAATCAAACAGAAGCCTACAAGCAGCAGGCAGCAGAATTAGAACGCAGACTTAGAATAGAAGGTGAACTAATAGGTGTCAGTGATAGAACACGCACTATTAGACAGGCAGTGGCAGATGTAGACAGCAACTATCTAAAAGAAATAAACAAACTACAGATGGAATATGCCATAAAAAGTAAGAGTAAGAATAAAGATGATCTAGCTGCCTTACCTGAAATAGAAAAAACTATAGCAGCCATAACCAATGAGTATGTGCGTCAAAGACAGAGTGTAGAAGAATTAACAGCTGCCAATTATGACAAAAATGAAGAAGAGCGACGTAATGTCAGCTTTATGGAAGCCAGCCTACAAACAAGAATTAGTACAGAAAATCAACTACGCAATCTACAAATTGAAGCTGCTCGATTAACCTTGCCCACTCTGATTCAACAGATTGTGGATTTAACCAAGGCCAGTGAAGATCAAGCCCGTCAACAAATAGAACAGGAAAATCAACGCCGTCGTAGTCTTAAACTAGCAGAGATGACAGCTGCTGAAGAACAAAAATATTATAACATGGCACGTCAAAACCTACAAGGACTCATTGATGGTCAAATAGAATTAAATTTGGCCAAAGAACGCTATCAATATCTACAGTTTCAACAAAAGTCAGAATTAGACATAGCCAAGCAGCTTAGGGACATACAGGATCAACGCAATGCCTTGGGTATGTCAGAATTAGAACGTGCCTATCAAAAGATTGACATTGCTGCCAGAGAAAGTGCTGAGAGTGAATTGGCCGCATTTGCTCAAAGACAAAATATTAAACGCAGTGAGATACCAGACAGTGTCATCAAGGCCTACTATGAAGCTGCTTACCAAGGAGCCAATAAACTCAAAGAAGCACAAGCTGGCCTCTATGCGGAAACTAGAAAGTTTAGCACAGGCTGGAACAAGGCCATGAGGGAATATATTGAATCAGCCAATGATGCCAGTGCTAGAGCAGCAAGATATTTTAATAAAACTGTACAGGGCATGGAAGATCTATTTGTAAACTTTGCCAAAACAGGCAAGTTTGAATGGAAAAAATTTGTAGCTGACATGGCTGAAGAAATATTACGCAGTAATCTAAAAGTTTTAATTGGCCAAATATTTGGACCTATGACAGATGCCATGAGCAGTGGTGAAGGCTTTATGGGTGCCTTAGGCAACATACTAGGCCTAGGTGGTGGTCAGCGTGGTACCAGTCAAAGCAATCCCCTATTTGTCTATGACATAGCCAGTGGTAGAGCCCCAATGAGTCAAGGTGGTGGTGGCAGCAAGAGTGGAGGTGGTGGATTCTTAGGTGATCTATGGGAAGGTGTTAAGAGTGTGGGATCCAGTATATGGGAAGGTGTTAAGAGTGTAGGATCCAGTATATGGGATGGTGTCACCGGTATATTTGGTGGAGGTGGTGGTGGAGGTGGCGGGTTCTTAGATGACCTAGCCAGTGGCATTGGCAGTTTATTTGGTGGATTCTTTGCCACAGGTGGTCAGTTGGCTCCTGGACGTTATGGTGTAGTTGGTGAACGTGGTCCAGAATTAATCAGTGGACCTGCTAACATCACACCCATGTTGGGAACTCAAGTTACCTATAACATTAACGCAGTAGATGCTATGAGCTTTAAGGATATGATTGCTCGTGATCCCAGCTTTATCTATGCGGTATCACAGCAGGGCGCTAGGGGCATGGCTAGGAGATAACAATGAGCTTTCAATGGATCATAGATAGAGCAGAGACTATCAGTATAAATCGCAAGCGTATGATAGCACAAACAACCAGTAGAGATGGCACTGTTAGAGCTGTGAGCAGAGGCATCATGCCCAAAAGATTTGAAGTTAAACTACCAGATGGAGTACCTTGGGATCTAATTAAAACAAATATAGAGCAAGCAGAAGCCTTGGATAGATATCAAACAGCACAGATAACTATTCCTTACCTACGTTTTCCTTGGTATTATGGCTACACAGATCCAGGAGGTGGTGCTGAAACTTATACTGTGATCTGTAGCAGTTTTCCTGAATGGACCATAATGGCACGCAATCAGGTCAGTTGGAGTGGTGCCTTTGTATTTGTAGAGGTCTTGAGCTAATGGATTTGAGCACATATGATAGTGTGGCATTTGGCCTGTTTGTTAAAATCTATAATAGTAGTAGACAGCTATTATTCAGTGATTGGCCACAGGCAGTGGTTATAGATAATCAAACCTACACGGGACTAGGTAGACTGCTCAATGTTACAAATACCAACAGTGAACTAGGTCCCACAGACAATGAAGTCAGTCTCAGTGTAAGTGGTATACCCAATACGGCGCTTACAGATATTATCAACAATCCAATGAAGGGCAGCAGAATACAGATATTAAGAGCAGCATTTGATCCACAAACCTTGGCCTTGTTAAACATAGCAGGCAATCCCAGTGGTAGATTTTATGGCATTGTTACCAACTACAGTCTACAAGAAGAATATGATGTGGTAGCTAGACAGAGTATGAATACCATAACTATCATGGCCAATAATATCTTAACAGTCTTGGCCAATACTGCCAGTGGACGCAGAACCAATAGAGTGGATCAGCGTAAATATTATCCCACTGATGCCAGTATGGATAATATAGCAAACTTGGCCAATACTTATTTTGACTTTGGAAAAGAACAATGAGTTGGCTGGACAGCATATTAGACTTTGGTGGTAAGGTTGTAGATTTTTTCCAATCACCTATTGGTGGTACCATAGCCAGAACTGTGATCAGTGGCTATGCTGTAAACAAGGTCAACAAGGCCATAGCACGAGAAAATGAACAGGCCAAGCCAAAACAAAAAGAAGCTGGCACAAGAATACAATTAGATCCAGATACCGAAGCTAAGATACCTGTGGTCTATGGCACAGCCTTTGTAAGTCCCATAGTCAGTGATGCTCGTATGTATAATAACAATCAAAGCATGGCCTATTGTTTGACCTTATGTGAACGCACTGGTATCAAGATCAGTGACAATCAATACAGCCAATTTCAATTTTTACAGGTCTACTGGAATGATAGTTTATGTGTATTTGAAGAAGATGGATTCACTATCAAACACTTATTGGATAGAACCAATACCATCATTGATCGTCCAGCAGGTCTTGTAAGAGTATATTGTTACCGAGGCAGCAGTATTGAACCCACTGTGCCTGTGGGATATAGTGGGACCTTAGGCACTGCCTATTCAGTTATACCAGGTTGGACACAGAATCACATGATGAATGATCTGGTATTTGCCGTTGTGACTATGACCTATAACAGAGAACGAGAAGTCACAGGCCTAGGCACTTGGCGTTTTAAGTTGCGTAACACCATGACCTTACCTGGTGATGTACTATATGACATCATGACCAGTACAAGATATGGTGCTGGTTTAGAAGCTAGTGAGGTAAATGTATGACATTGTCAGCTCTTAATGCTTGGGGCCAAACCAGCGTTGAATATACTGAACTTAGAGATCCAAGAATTCGTTTTGACAGAACTAGTGCCACTAATCAAACAGCACAAACAAGTCCCAGTGGCACACATCTAGTACCTGCGGGCATAGAAGTTATAGAATTAATCAGACCAGCAGATGTCAATCTCTACATTGAAATACAACTGGCCACACCTGCTACTACCACTGTGAGTTTGACATCAGCTCAAATAGCAGCCTGTGTATTTGAAGTGTTAGGCAATGGACTTTATCGTATCAGTGGCATAGACAGCTTGGAAGAGTGGGATCTATTAAAGAGTCCTAGTATTACAATCAATAATCAACAGGGCAATCCATTTAGCTACACTGTCACACTACATTATAGCAATAACCTCAGTAAGTCATATACTGTACAGGCACAGGTAGTAGTTACCAGTACATTGGCTAGCACATTTAGTCTAGTATCCACTGCTGATCCAATACCAGCAGTGGTTGTAAGCATAATAAGTGTGGGTTTAGTCACACAGGTACAAGGGGAATTGGTACGAGATGGCCAAGTCAGTTTAATCAGTACATGTGTACAACCCAGTGTTCTTGTGGTTAAAATTAAAAATGCCAGTGCCGATTTAACCAGCACATTCGCTCAAACTGCTACAGCTGATGTGCCTAGTTTGATATATTATGAATATCCCCTTGAGTTTGGTCCAAATCTAGGTAGAATGTTTGTAAATTATACATTTAGTCAACCTGGAACTGTCTATGTTAACTATGTGTATCCTGATGGATATATTGAACAAAATCTAATAAGTGTTAATACTGTTCTAACAGAAATACCTGCTGCCACCAGACCTACTCTTGGAAGACCTATACAGGTCAGTGTAGCTCCTGTAACAACTACAATGATTGAATTTCAAATAACTCGTAATACCGGTAATATCGATAATTGGAATGGACTTACTAGAGTAACAAGACAGGATCTAACCAAATACATGGATCCCTATGATTATAATAAAAATCAAGGCTTAGCTACATTACCTAATCAATTAGGACCTAATATGACCTATGTGTGTTTGGCCAACTGTTTGTCCTTAGGTTATGTAACAGGTAGTCCTAGTGTCAGTCCAGAATATTTTAATTATGATTTTATGGCCAATTGGAATACCAGTCAACTGACCAGTATGAATAATATGTTCAATGGTTCAATTTGTGATATTTTTTATAACGTGGGAAGAGCCAGCATAAGAGATTTAAGCATTATAGAATCATGGAACACCAGTAATGTCACTGATATGACTGCTATGTTTTGGGGATGTAATATATTTGATGAAGATCTAAGTGGTTGGTGTGTAGATCAAATTGCCAGTGCTCCCACTGATTTTGATACTAGAACACTTAATTGGCAAGGATCAAGACCAATTTGGGGTAGTTGTCCTACAAATGGTCGACTAAGAAGTCGTTTTAGTTTTAGTACAGATGGAGACAAAATAGCAGGCGCTAGGAGTTCAATGATATCTAGACTTCAAAATGTGCCACTATTTGAAGGTTATACTGCCAACAAAGTAAAGATTTCCAATGCCAATAATTATACAAGCACAAGTACATTGACTTCCAGTGCTAATACAATATCAACAGCTACAAGTAATTTAACCAGCACATTTATTTGTCTGAGCACAGCTGAACAAATACTTCAAAATTCAATTTCAATGATATCAAACTATACACTTAGAGTTTTAGCCGATGATTTCTTACAAAATATTAATTCAACAACCATTAATACAACAATATCAAAGTTTGGTGCCAGTGCGGAATTTTCACGTATTAATGGTCTTAGAGATAAAAATATTATAGTATTCAATAACATAAGTTGGACTATAGAATTATGGTTGCGATTTATAGATGTTTTTGGAAATAATAATTATGTATTTGATACTGGAAATCCAGCAGATAGAAGCAATAAAATTCTATTAGACATTAATACTAATAACCGATTGAATTTTACATTTACTAAAACACCCCAAGAATCTATGCAAAGTAATTCAACACTAAATGCTAATACTTGGTATCATATTGCTATGACGCAGGAATTTACTCAAGGTAACAGTACTCACCCAACAAAATTCTTTATTAATGGTCAACTACAACAAACACAAAATTGGAGCAATTCCTTTACTAATTTAAGATTTTGTTTAGGAGGTATATTTACTAGTAGTAATGGATCAAGTGGTATAGTAGATGGATTGAATGGTTATATTGATGAATTTAGAATTAGTAATTTAGCCCGTTATACCAATAATTTTTCAGTGCCCACACAAGCATTTACCTATGACAGCAACACATTATTACTAGCTCATATGGATATAGTAGAAGGCGGCATACTTACGCTTTTCCCTAAGGATGGTGGTAATGTATAATAATTTAGGATTAAATCATGCCCACATATAATAATGTATTTGCCATAAATGGCCTAATAGATACAGGCAGCACTGTGCTACAAAATCTACAGGAGATTTGTACTGCCAGTGGCGTATGGTTGGTCTATGACATAAACTTAGGCAAATGGGATGTGGTCATAAACACCACAGGTAACAGTGTGAAGTCATTTACGGACAACAACATTATAGGTAATATAGACTTGATGACAACCAGTCTTACTGAATACTATAATCAAGTAGAGATCAAGTTTCCACATAAAGATATATTGGATCAAGCAGACTATGAAGATTTTAGCATACCCGCCAATCAGTTCCTACCCAATGAAAAGTTGAATAGACTTAGTTTGAGCAGTGATCTTATAAACAATCCCGTACAAGCACAGCTCATAGCAGCCAGAGAACTCAAACAGAGTAGAATAGACAAGGTCATAAAGTTTACTACAGATTTCACCAGTTTGGGTCTGCGTGCTGGTGACATTATCAGTGTTAGCACCACTATGTATGGTTTCAATAACAAATTGTTTAGAATTACCACCTTAGAAGAAAGTGACCTAGATGATGGTGGTCTGGGCATTGTTATAACGGCCTTGGAATACAGTAGCACAGTATATGATACCAGTGGCCTAGTCTATACAGATAGAACCATAGAGACTGGTATCAGATCAGCAGCTGGCAATAGTGATATTATAAATTCAGATAATCAAGCCAGCCTAAAAGTTAATCTCAGCGACAGTGCTAGACTAGCAGGATTGGGTCTAACATTTAATAATCAGTCAGGAAAATACGACTTGAATTATGGTAGTGCTCTAGCCAAGATCACAGCAGATTTTGCCATAATAACTTGGGCCTTCCAAGATGGTGAAGATTTAGATATTAGATGTAGAGTTTATAGTCCTAATATACAGACTGGAATAGAAAATTATTTAGGTTATACTGGAGGTAATGGCGCACAATTTCCACCAGAAAGTACCTTGTATTGGCCACCTGGTTCAGATTTGAACACAGCTCTTTTAGTTTGGGGTGGTGATAACACAGGAGTTGGTGGTAGTGCCAGCAGTAGAGAAAGTGTATTGGTCAATGTTTCAGTATTTCAAAGTCTTTTTCCTACCAGTCAATATATGGTGGTAGAATGTAGAGGCAATTGGTATACACAACCAGGAACCAAAACTGTGTACTTGGATGCTGAGATTTATACTGGTGGTACTGTGAGCAGATCAGGATTTGGATTTACGGTCACATCAAGCACACAACAGGTAGATATACAAGGTGTAGAAGTATTTGTTACCAGTTACGCAGGCAACGGAGAGAATGGACAACCACCTGGTGGAGAAACTACATTAGGTGATTTTATGGGCTATCTAATGATAGATGTGGTCAACAAGACAGCTCAATTTAGAAATGATCTTGTTAGATTAGAATAAGTATCTAAGGGTTTTTCAACAATTTTCAGGGATTTTCAACAATTTTTTAAGTTTTTATGTAAATACTATAAGGAGATTACACAATGAGCGCAGCAACCAATTTTACCGAGTCATTAGCCCTAACTTGGCTCTTGACTACCAGCGCAGCCACCAGACCTACTACTTGGTTTGTGGGTTTGTTCACTGCCACACCCACAGATGCTGGTACAGGTTCAGGCACAGAAGTCAGTACCAGTGGCACAGCCTATGCTAGAAAAGCAGTTACATTTACTGTTACAACCACAGGTACCAGTCCAGCAATCACAACCACTGCTAAGAATTCAGCAACATTGTTATGGGATCCAGCCACAGCCAACTGGGGCACAGTGACACATCTAGCTGTATTTGATGCCAGTACTGCTGGAAACATGCTGTTTTATGGAGCACTAACAGCCAGCAAGACCATAGATTCAGGTGACGCTTTTCAAATTCTAGCCAATAATCTAAGTATCGAATTACAGTAAAGGAGCCCATTATGGCCAAGCCATCAGTAACACTGCGTAATATAAAAGGTAGTCCCTTAAGTTTTGCTGAAGGCGATGCTAATTTTACAGCTCTACAACAGGCCAGTGTACCTGATGGTGGCACTACAGGTCAGATCTTGGCCAAGCAGTCAAACACAGATTATGACTATGTTTGGGCCAATGTGGGCAGTTTTCAAGGCATACAGGGTGTACAAGGAGCTGGTGGTGCCATTGGTCCTCCAGGTGTTAGTGGACAAGGTGGATCAGAAGGCGCACAGGGAGTCCAAGGTGTACAAGGACAACAAGGTATACAAGGCGCACAGGGGCAACAAGGTATCCAAGGCATACAAGGATATCAAGGCTACAGTAGTAATATCTTTAACTATGCTATAGACAGTGTTAACACCAGTGGTGATCCAGGTAGTGGAGTTATTAGATATAACAGTCAGTATGCGGCCAATGGTTCAAATAGAACTGCTGTTAATTTTATAGTTAGTGGTAATGCCAGCACAAATGCTACAGCACATTTTGGTTCAGGTGCCATGTTGTTGGATCCACAATATATCGCGGATCCAAGTACACAATGGATTAGAACCAATAGCGCAAGTTTGAAGTTTGGCACCAGTAGTTTTACCATAGAAGCTTGGTTCAAACCCACTGCTAATCAAAGAGATAGAGCAGGTGATAGATTTTGGTGGATCAATGGCATCAATCAACTAAATGGATTAATGATAGGTACCAGTGTTGAAGGAATTTTAATTCGTATTGATGAGAATGAAAACTTAGATATACCCTACGCATTTGGTAATCAATATTATCACATAGCCATAACCAGATCCGATAACATGATTAAGGTTTGGATTAATGGCCAACTACAAAATACATTTACAAAGAGTTTTAACAATGTATACAATGAGGATGTGTACATAGGCAACAGTCTTATAGCACAGTATTACAATTATGGTGGCAGCATTGATGAACTAAGAGTCAGCAGTGTCATTAGATATACTAACACGTTTACACCCAGCGCACAGCCATTTAGCAGTGACTTGGATACCTTACTGTTATTACATTTTGATGGCAATTTTACAGATGACACCACGGCCTACTCAGGTAATCAAACGCAGAGTACCAATATCTATATCAGTAAAACCACCAGCACAGGTCAGGCAGTAAACAATTATTTGAAATTCTTAAAGTTGGGCAGCAGGTTTGTCATACAGGATAGAAGTGACCTAAACAACTATCAATTATGGCGTATGGCTGGGAGCCCTGCTGACTTTGGTAGTTATTTGAGTCTACCAGTGACCTTTGACACAGCATCAGGTTCAGGTAGCACAGGATTTGCCAATAACCTAGCCATAGAACTGGGCATTGACACAGGTGTTCAAGGCATTCAAGGTATTCAAGGTACATCAGGTAGTCAAGGCATTCAAGGTATTCAAGGCTTACGTGGTCCTAATACCACAGTAAGTACCACACAGCCAGGGGTTTTTAGTGTTGGAGACCATTGGTTTGATCCC